ATCCCTTAAAGTATTTATCCCATTCGTCTTTACCGATACCTAATTTTATAAAGTCTCTTTCCCAAAGTGTAAGATTAGGGAAAGCATCTTGTAATAAAGTACCACTTCCCCATGCATCTAGTTGCTTGCGAGTTACATCCAGATCATAAGTGTAGATTTTATTAGTTAAAATAGAAGTACGAGTTATAAACATAATATATATATTCCTAGTGGTAGTCAGTCCTGCCGCCCTCATTAAGATACTCCCACTGTAGTTGTCTTCTTATAACAGCGTCCTCCTCTTCCCACTCTACTAGTGGACGTACATCCTCTACTGAAAGTTTAGTAGATACGCTATCGCCTGTATCTGGATCAAACCCAAGTATCAATCCACGCCCAGCTAAATTAGTACCAATAAAATTATAAAACCTTTGCTCATCTTTATACAATCCTTCATCATCTAAATACAAAGAGTTGTTTTTAAATTTAGAATTAGAGTCATTATGCAGTGTATTTAAATCATCCTTAGAGTGTTCTATTAGTAAGCGAGGTGGTATAGATATAACATCTATTGTAGTACACTCTAAAAGTAAATAGAATTCCGCAAGTTTTGCTTCGCCTGTCAGTGCTACTTCTAAAACCTTTTCAGTAAACGGATCAATCAGTATACCCTTCATTCTTTATTCTCCTTTAGTTCATAAAGCTCGTTGTCTAAATCCCAATCTTGTTTATCTCTAGCCCGTTGTTTTCTATAGGCTTTTACTTTATCCCTCTGTGTTTTAGGTTTGTGGAACTGATCCATATTCTTCTTAACTGGATTTCTATTAGACTTCATGGCTTATCCCTTTCTCCTTGTTTACATTAAGAAGCACAGTTCATCGCCGGATCGAATGACGTAACGATATAAAACACAAGGTTGGTGTTACCTTATCTGATGTTGCTCTATTTAGTATTGTGATCAAGAATACTAACCGATTTGTTGAATGAACTGTACTTCTTAATGTAAATTAAAGAGCAGTTTGTAACGACATACTCAGGTCGTATCAATTACTTAGTCCTTCGAACTACTAGCTACTACTGGCTAGCGATCCTATCATCATAGCTTAAAGCATTTGCTGGGTAGCTTATTTCCTGCTTGTCTGCCTCACGAAGCGTGGTACATACCTCGTCCAAATCAACAGCCCCTTTAGGTATTTCAAAGATTTGCATAGTCGTATTCGCTTTCCCTATACCTAGAAGTTTCTTATACCATAACGTCCTCTTAGGTTGTGCTCGTGTTATATAAACAGAGGATAGACCTCTATGTGTACCTAGAAATGTATCACCCCTTGTATTCTCGTATCTAGTCTTATGCTGCCTGATTCTGACAATGGAAGCGCCTACTTTATTCGCATAGTTCCACACTAGCTGAATAGAATAAGGTGCTGTGCTTATAGATCGAGTAGTTCTAGAACCGTATTGACTATAGGCTTCCGAGTTACTATTTTCAGGTGAATGTTTCATAAGATTTCCTTTTTAGATAAATGTTTCATAATATTTCCTTCTATAAAGATTATATTAAACTACATGGTCTTCCCATGCCGCCAAAGGATAGCATCCTTGGCCGTGGCCGTCAAGCCATGTACGCACGATACTACTTAGTCCAAAGGACTACTCGACTTTTACAATCAAATCATTTTCCATAGTGACTTGAGCAAAGAACTCTCTACCGCCACCTAAAAGATGAGGTCGTCTAGCACCTACAAAAGAACCATTTGAGCTATACTCGTCACCAAATATAGATGTCTCTTCATATTTCAAAGGCTCCCCAATGGAAGCTTTTAATTCTTTCTTACTAGCATACCCGGTCAATAACATCGTCATCTAATTTCTCCTCATTTAGTTTTAAAAGATTCTCTAACGCTACACTATCCGCATAGTTAAACATAGGGTCTGGTGGTAGGTGTAAAGGTATGGTAGTAGGGATAAAGTCTATTAGTTTTTCAAGTAGCTTCATGCTTCACCTTTAAAAGTAGTGACTGTCCACACAGAGCCACAATCCATTGTATCTTTATTTAAATAACCCCAAGTGCTACTGACATAAGCCGTATTGCCCTTATATTTATATAGATAAGATTGCTCTCCCTTAAAAGGAAACTGCTCTGTAAACTTAAACTTCTTATCTTTTAAATAAACTTTGGCTGCTCTGAGGCTAGTAAATTTAGTGTTCATAGCATATCTCCAAGAGCTAATAAAACAAATAAAGTAAACAAAGCACCTATCAATTCCTGATCTAACATCATTTTCCTTTCCTTTAAAGACATGAAGGCTGAACGAGGCCCATGGTGACAGGTTTGGCAAAGGCTGTCAAGCGATGTCCCCGCGCATATAAGCCCCTTCTTAGACTATAGTAGTATAATAGACGTTAAGGATTGTTAATAGTCTGTTAATGGTATGTTAATAGTTTGTTAATGGGCAGTGAAGTCTTTAATATAACTTAAAAGACTATGCTTATTCTAAAAAGTTATAAACTCACGCTACACCATGGCCTCAGCTTAAAGAATTACTAAGCTCACGCTACATCATGGCCTAGTAATCTTAAATACCTGCGTAAGTAAGTAGGCTAGCAGTTAGATAATTATACACTTACTTACTTAGTGGGTATGGTCTGCGGTCGACTAGCTGCCAACTGTAGCTTGAGATGAGGTATCGCCAGCGATGATGTTGATGTCTAAGCCCCAACGTCTTTATGTTTTAGTCTAGATGGTGGCATAGCCTTTTAGATTAAGGGAGGGAGGTTCGGCATGAAAGGGTATGTTTCTTATTCTTTTTAGTTATAAGGATATGCTAAAAAGATCATTATAAATAGGTATAAATAGGTATAAATGGGTATAAATAGGGCGTGTATTCCTGTATATTAGTTACTTAGTTAAGTATTTAAAACTGTAACAAAAAGGGTAAAGCAATGAGCAAATTCAAGACTTTCGATATTCAGATGTTTGACGGCGATAGGCTTCTAAGGTCTGCAACCTTCAACCAGTGCCGCGGCTTGGCTGCCCGGTGGTCTAAAGATAAGGCAGGGAATATGGACTGGTTAGGACAGAAACGCCTACAGGCTACGCTCTACGCTAATGCGCAAGCTGGCAAGCTTAGCTTTGAACAGGCTCATAAGTTATTTGAGAAGTCTAAAGCCCCGGTCAAATATGTGAATCAGATCAAGGAATATTTGAAGGCTAAGTAATCTAAGTAGCCTGAGAAGTCTAGAAGACTCAGCCCTTCGGGGTTGGGTCTTTTTTTATGTCTGGGGTTTATTCTTAATATATTAGACTATGCATGTGTCCAGTACAGTGATAACTAGTATAAAAATTTTCTCGCTTTGTGTACAAAGCTCGGTAGTCTTCAAAGTCTGAGCTGACTGGTGTCAGTTCAGTCTTTAAAGTCTTGTATGATTTCAGAGCAGAGTATGGGATCGCCAGCGATGATAAAGACTTTAAAGTCTACCAAGTCTTGAACGAAGGTGTCTGTCTACTTATTTACGTAGGCACTAGTGCGAGTATGGCATCGCCAGCGATGATAAAGACTCGTAAGTATGTAAGTACTTGGAGTATGTAAGTAAATAAACCCCGTCAGGGGGATTCCTTCGTTGGGGTGGGCAGTAGACCATACCCCCCCTACCCCATATCTATAGCGTGGTTACACTAAATTCCTAGTTTCTCATGTAAACTAGATCTAGTTAATTCTGCGGTCTATTAGTCTCTTCCGCTATTAAGGCTCAGGGATGGAGGTAGCTAGTTGACCGGGGTGACGGACTACCTTAGTATACAGTTCATTTAAGCATTTGTCAAGTTTATTTAAATAAAGACTCTAAAGGCTTGACAAACCTTCCATACGACCCTATAATGGTTAAGAATGGCTATATTACCAAATATCGGAAGAGAAACAAAGAGAGAATTGACCGCTAAACAGCAGTCATTCTTAGATTATTTAGTGGAAACTAGAGGTGATGCTAAGAAAGCAGCAGAGTTAGCAGGATATTCAGGGCCACACTACCAAGTCGTTAAGGCTTTAAAGACTGAGATACTCGAATTAACCCAAGAAGTCCTAGCCCACTCTGCTCCCAAGGCAGCTTTTAAGCTCATAGAGATACTAGAATCTAAAAGACCTATAGTACAAGCAGGTAATAAGCTATCCGCAGCACAGACTCTTTTAGATAGAGTAGGAATCAGCAAGGTAGAGAAGCTGGACATTAATCATAAAGTAGGAGGTGGTATCTTTCTAATGCCCGACAAGGCTCCGATCAATGTGACTCATGTTGCAATAGAAGATTTATCTGAATAATCTTATGCTATTACCAGACGGCTACAAAAGAAGAACTTCTTCTACTGTTCCTTTCGGATATCAGCTTTCAGAAAGTATCGAAGGATACTTAAAGCCTATCCCAGAACAATTAGAAATACTAGAAGAAATTGCAGAGTCTGTACACATTGGAGAAATAAGTCTTGGGATAGGTGTTGATTGGCTAGAAGCAGAAACAGGTAAAAGTATGTCTCGTCCCGGCCTAAAGAAATATGTAGACAAGAAGTATGGCAGACGATAGGTACCTTACAGACTCTGAAGGTAATTACGTTTACAATAAGGACGGATCGAAAAGAAAGAAATCCGGTAGACCTAAAACCTCAGTACTCTCAGATGTCAAACTAGCCTTACAAGCTCGTAAAAGATTAACGAACAAAGATACGAAAGTTAAGAAACTCAGGCGTAACTTAAAAGTAGCTGAAAGTAAGCTTAACAAAGAAAAGAAAGCACTAACATCAAATGTTTTAACAGAGTCAGATACTAAAGAGTTACCTGATGCCATACAAGAACATTTAAATACGACAGGCTCCTACGTGGCATTCATGCCCAACGAAGGGCCACAGACAGACTTCTTAGCTGCTCCAGAGAAAGATGTCTTATA